TGTCGAGTACCTGAGGCAACAGCACCTTGCGAACGCAAGGCAAGCACAGTTGCAGCGGGTGAACCAGGAACAGCAACAGCTGCACGCCCGCCACCAGGCCGAACAAGCGCAGCAGATGCACGCTTTCATTCAGACCCAGCAGCAAGAGCTCCTTGCCAAGCTGCCTGACTGGAAAGATGAATCCAAAGCCAAGGCTGGACGCGAGGCGATCCGCGAATACCTCATCAAAGAGGGGTTCGATGCCAAGGCGCTGGACAACATCACCGACCATCGCGCCGTGGTCCTTGCCGACAAGGCGAGGAAGTACGACGAGATGATGTCAAAGGCCAATTCCGCCGCCAAGAAAGTGTCGCAACTGCCCCAAAAGGTGGAGCGGCCCGGCAGCGGTGAATCTCAAACGCTGGACAAGCGCACAGCCGAATGGAATCGGTTTAGCAAGTCCGGCAAGGTTGAAGACGCAGCCGCGATCTTTAGCCGAATCCTTTAACCCTTCAACGTCGAGAGACGCCAAGGAGCTTTCATGTCTGCACCCAGCGGAACCTACCTCACCACGGCGGCCATTGGCAACCGTGAAGACCTGACCGATGTCATCTATCGGATCAGCCCGACCCAAACCCCGACGCTTTCGATGGCGTCCAAGGCCAAGGCCACCAACACCCTGCACGAGTGGCAAACCCAGGACCTGGCTGCTGCTGCGTCCAACGCGCAGGTTGAAGGCGACGACGCCAGCGCCAAGACCGTCACTCCGACGACCCGCCTGACCAATCGCACGCAGATCAGCACCAAGACGGTGATCGTCTCGGGCACCCAGCAAGCCATGAACCCGGCCGGCCGCAAGGACGAACTGGGCTACCAGGTGTCGCTGGCTGCGCTGGAACTCAAGCGCGATCAGGAGTTCGGCCTGACCCAGAACGACGTGCTGGCGACCTCGCCGCGCAAGTCTCGCGGTCTGCTCGGCTTCGTGGTGGACAACACCAACAAGGCGTCGGACACCACGCTGGCCAGCTACACCGGCAATACCGGCGTGACGGACGGCACCACGCGCGCTTTCACCGAATCCCAGCTGAAATCGGTCCTGCAACTGGTCTACACGGCCGGCGGCGAGCCCGACACGATCATGATGGGTCCGGCGGCGAAGCAGACGTTCTCGACGTTCACTGGCAACGCCACCCGCATGGACAAGAGCGAGGACAACAAGCTCTATACGTCCATTGACGTGTACGTGTCGGACTTCGGCGAGCTCAAAGCAGTCCCGAACCGCTTCTCGCGCACCCGCGACGTGTTCATTCTCCAGAGCGACAAGCTGGCGGTGGCGTATCTGCGCCCCTTCCAGACCGTGGAGCTGGCGAAGACGGGCGACAGCGAGAAGCGCGAGCTGATCGTGGAATGGTCGCTCGAATGTCGCGCGCCCAAGGCTCACGGCGCCGTCTACGACATTGCCTAACCATGAGACGCCCCTTCGGGGGCGTTTCTCTTTGGAGAAACCAACATGGGCATGAACCTTCGACAAACCGCTACCGGCGGCCTGGCCTACATTGACGACGCTTCGAGTGCAGTAGGCTCCGCAGTGCTGTCTTTGGGCTGGGCAGTCGCTCGCGGCGCTACCAACACCGTTACCGTGGGCACGCTCCCGGCTAACGCGCAAATCATTGCGATCTTCGTCCACGTCCCAGTGGTGTCGAACGCGGCCACCACTGCTACGGTATCTGTCGGCCTGTCCGGCGGCTCGGGCACCGCGTTCAGCGCGGCGCAGGACGTGAAAGCGGCCATCGGCAACTTCTCGCAAGCGGCTACCGCAGGCTGGGTTCCGTCCGCATCGAGCCAGACCGTCACATGCACCTACACGGAAACGGGAACGGCTTCGACGGCCGGGACCGCCTCTGTGGACGTGCTGTACCGCGTCCTGTAATCCACGGCCCTTCGGGGCCTTTTCTTTCCCCTAACGCTGCGAAGCGCTGGAGATTTGCATGTCTCAGACCTACGAGGGCGGACCCATCGCGGTCAACGCAGTCGGCACCACCATTACCACGTCGGGCACGTCGGCCTCGGCCACGATCCCCAACGATGCGTCGGGGAACATCCCGCGCTACGTGCGCGTATCGGCCACCGCTGCGGCTTACGTGAAGATCGGCGTTTCTTCGGCGACGGCGACGACCAATGACATCCTGGTCCAGCCTGCCGACGCGATCATCCTGGAGATCCCCTCTGGTGTGACCAAAATCGCGGCGATTCAGGACTCGGCGGCCGGCAAGGTCAACGTGGTCCCGCTGGACAACGCCTGATGAAGACCGTAATCAACCAGGGCGGCGGCGTTTATTCCGTCATCGCCTTGGAGGACGGCAACCTCATTACCGGCACGGTGCAGGACTGCACGCCGATTGCCGAGGATGCCAAGGCCCGCCATCGGGAAGGCCTGCACGGCACCAAAGAGATGAAGCACGCCGCGCGCCTGCCGGCAGAGGCCGTCGAAGCCTACTGCAACATCAACGGCATCACGTTCTCCGAGTTCATGCAGAACCCGGTGCATACGCGCCTGATGTGCAATGACCCGGCGCTCAAGGACTTCCGCATCTGGCCGGGGCGCGTATGAGCATCACGACCTACGCCGAGCTTCAGACCGCAGTGGCCGATTGGCTGCACCGCACGGACCTGACAACGAAGATTCCCGACTTCATCGCCCTAGCCGAATCCGCGATGAGTGCGCGCATTAAGTGCCGCTCGATGGAGGCTCGTTCCACGCTGACCTGTACGGCGTCGAGCGCCTACGTCACGTTGCCCACCGACATGATCGAGATGCGCCGGCTGACGCTTTCCAGCACCACGCCCGCGCGCCAGTTGAAGTACGTCACGCCAGACGAAATCACCAGCGACTACCCCTATGGCACGACCGGCGAGCCCTATGTGTTCACCGTCATCGCCGGACAGGTGCAGCTCGCGCCAATTCCCGATTCGGCCTACACGCTCGAATTGACCTATTTGCAGCGCATTCCGGCGCTGTCGGACAGCAACACCACGAACTGGCTGCTGACCGCTTATCCCACCGTCTACCTGTACGGCTCGCTGCTGCAAGCACAGCCCTACATGGCCGATGACGCGCGCCTGCCTGTGCTGTCTCAGCTCTACAAGGACGGCGTGGACGCCATCAATTCGATTGACTGGTACAGCGGCTCCACGATGGCCGTGAGGAGTTCATAACGTGTCCGTCGAAGTCAACCCCAACTACCCCAGCGACCTTGATGCGTCGATCCCGACCGCCAGCGACTTGAAGGCCGAGGGCGACGACAACATCCGTAATTGCAAACGGGTGTTCAAGATTACGTGGCCGAACGTCAGCGGAGCCATCAACGCCTCGCACACGGAGCATAACTACCTTGTCGGCGTCACAAGCCCGATTCAGACGCAGTTTGGCATGAAGGGCGCGATTACGGGCCAGGTCTGGACCGGGACACACGACTTCACAGGCGCGACCCCGACCGTCCCCACGGCGACCACAGGCGACTCCACCACGAAAGCCGCCAGCACGGCCTTTGTTGCGGCTACTGCCTTCGCGTCAGCCTTGCCCGCGCAAACCGGCAACGCGAACAAGTTTGTCACGACGAACGGGACCACTGCGAGTTGGTCGCAGGTTCCGTTGACGACCGGCGTATCCGGCACCTTACCCGTTACCAACGGCGGTTTGGGCGCGGCGACGTTCACGGATGGCGGCGTGCTGATAGGCAATGGCACTGGAATCGTGCAAGTCACATCGGCTGGCACTTCGGGGCAGGCCCTCGTCAGCAACGGAGCCGGCGTTGACCCCACATTCCAGACGCTCACGCCTTCCGCGCTGGTGCTGCTTTCGACTGTGACGGCGAGCGGTGCCGCGACGGCAGACATCGAAACGACCTTCGATTCGACTTACGACGAATACATCATCACGGCTTCCGGCGTCGTCCCTTCCTCTGACGGCATAAGCATGACCGTGCAGATGAAACTTGGCGGGGCCTATGACACAGGGGCCAACTACCACTACCACTCTTCCAAACTCGCATCCAACGCGGCGACGTATGCGGCCACGCAATCGGATGCCGCGTCATCTATTTCGATGAACGTCGCGCAAGGCAATTCCGCTGGCCGCGCACTGAGCTTCACGATGCGGGTCCATCGTCCTGCCGACACCACGGTATTCAAGTCGATTGATTGGACGGGCTCGACGATTTCCAACACGGGGCTGCTCGGTTCGCTCGTTGGCGCGGGCTTCAACAGCGGCGCGACGACTGCTTTAACCGGAATCCGCATTGCTCCCGGCAGCGGAACCATTAGCGGCACCTTCCGCCTGTACGGCATCAAGAACAGCTAAGGATCGGGAAATGACACTCTTTCGCGCAACCGCCGAGGGGCAAATCCCCATGACCGCCGAGGAAGAGGCGGCGTTCTTGGCCTTCCAAGCCGCCGCCGCTGCGTCGGTCGTTCCGCAATCTGTCACCCGCAGGCAAGCCCTTCAGGCACTGCTGATAAGTGGGAAATTGTCACTTGTCCAGCCAGCCATCGACGCAATCCCGGACGCCACCCAGCGCGGCCTGATGCAAATCGAGTTCGATGACTCGCAGGTCTTCGAGCGGCAGCGCCCGGCGTTATTGCAAATGGCCGCCGCACTCGGCATGACCAGCGCCGACCTGGACCAGCTTTTCATTCTCGCGGATACGCTGTAAATGGCTTGGACGCCCATTCCTGACTTCGGTCAGGGGCTTAACCGCGACTCCACGCCGGAAGAGATGGCCTTGGGCGTGTCCTCGAACGCGCAGAACATGCGCTATCGCAACGGCTATGCCGAGCGGTTCCGGGGTATCGGCGCGGCCTACACGGCACCTCCGGTCACGCCCTACGCCATCACGCATTACACGGTCGGAACCTCGCGCTTCGTCGTCTATCCCGGCCTGCAAAAGACCTATGCCGACGACGGCACGACGCAAACCGAAATCACCCTGGCGAGCAACGCCGGGGGGATTGACGATCGCTTCTGCGCCTTCGCGTTCAACGGCGTCTACATCCAGAACAACGGGAAGGACGTTCCGCAGTATTGGGGCGGCAACCCGGCTGTAAAGCTGGCCGACCTGCCTGCATGGCCTGCTGGCTATACGGCTGGTTTCATGCGGGCGTTCGGCAATCACCTCGTCGCTGGAGACATCACGAAGGCGGGTGTGCGCTATCGCAGCCTGATCTTGGCATCAAGCCTTGCTGACCCGGGCACGGTGCCCACCAGCTGGGACGCTGCCGACCCGACGGTAGAAGCACTGGAGGAGCCGCTCGCCGGGACCAACGGAACGCTGATCGATAGTCTGCCCTTGGGTGACATGAACGTCATCTACAAGGACGACGCGCTGCACTTCCAGCAGGACGTTCAGAGCGCGTTCGTTTATCGCTTCGGCAGGCTACCCGGCGATACGGGCCTTCTGGCGCGCGGCTGCGTCGTGAATACGCCGATGGGGCATGTCTACCTGTCGCCAGGCTTCGACGTGCTATTGCACTCCGGACAAGGTCCGCAATCCATCCTGACCGGCCGGATGCGCAAATGGCTGTCGAGCAACATGAACGCGGCGCAGGCTCAGCGCTCATTCCTGGTGGCGAATCCGGCCACCAATGAGGTTCTGGTGTGCTTCCCGCAGGGCTCCACGACGATCTGTTCGCAGGCGCTGGTGTGGAACTGGAAAGACAACACCTTTGGCGTGCGGGATCTTCCCAGCGTCACCTATGCCTCGCTCGGCCAAGTGACCCTACCGACCAGCTCCGACACCTGGGCGGGCGATACGGAGACCTGGGCCGATGACGGCACGACTTGGGGAGAGAGCGACTACGCGCCCAACTCGCCGCGCGTGGTGTTTGCTCGAGCAACCTCTCTGGCCCTGTATGACGCGACCAGCAAGGACGTGGGCAACGACTTCGAGGCTCGCTTCGAGCGGGTCGGGATGCACTTCGAGGCCCCGGATACGGTCAAACTGATTCGCGGCGTTCGCCCGCGTATCGAGGCGGCTGCGGGTGCTGTCATCAAGGTTCAAGTCGGCGCGGCCATGCTTCCCGGCGCTTACCCGACATGGCAAGCCGCCGTGGATTACACGGTGGGCAGCAGCACGCAGGTTGACGCCTTCGCATCGGGCCGCTATCTGGCGCTGCGCATGTATTCGACCAGCGGCATCGGCTGGCGTGTGCGCTCTGCCGAGATGGACATCGTTGCGCAAGGGGGCTGGTGATGTATTCGCCCAAGCCTGCGCCGCAAGACCCGAAAGAGCTATCGGCGTACCTCTACAACGAATTGCAGGCCATCGCCCAAGCGGGCGCGGACACGCTCGACTCGATCCAGTTGAACGTGCTGAACAAAGCCCCGAAGAAGCCGCGCGCTGGGATGGTGATCGAGGCCGATGGCGTCAATTTCAATCCCGGAGCCGGGGCTGGTTGCTACATCTATCGCGCAGGCGCGTGGGTAAAGCTGGGCTAACTGAAAACTGAGGAAAAGACATGGCACAAATTCCAGACTGGCTACAAGCCCTCGTCGCGCAAGGCGGGCAAGCCTACACCGACCCGAACGGCCAGCAGTACGTTCCGCTGCAAACCAACGGCGCTACAGGTCCGGTGAACGGCTACGCCAGCATCGCGGCGAACACGCCCAACCTTGGCGGCTTCGGCCAGCACGACTTCAGCACCTATGACGGGCAAGGCAATTCCACCGGAACGAAGCAGCTTGGCTACACCGACGATGCCTTTACCAAGTACATGCCTTACATCATCGCCGCGCTGGCGACTGGGGGCGTTGGCCTGACGGCTGCGGGTGCTGGTGGCGCTGCTGGCGCAGGCGGCGCGGCGGCTGGGGCGGGCGGTGCGGCGGGATCTGGCGAACTAGCTACGGGTGGATTCCTCGGTGAAGCGCCCTTCGAGTTGACCGGCGGCGGTGCGCTGGACTTCGGCACTGCGGCGGGCGGAGTCGGCGGGGCTGCTGGTGGCGCGGGTGGGGTTGGCGGCGCA